TCGATCTGGGCGGCCTGGACGATTTCACCACGCCTGGCGCCAGCGATTGCACGGTTCTGCATCGCTATGCCCTCCCGGCCGACGACGCCAGCTGGGCTGACGTGCGGCGCGCCTGGTACAGCCGCAATGCGCGGGCCACCGTCAGAGCGTTGCTCAGCCAGGCGGGCCACCACTTGCAGATTGCAGTGGTGCCAGGCTTTCGGCCGAACCTTTCCGGCATCGTTCACCACCGTGGCTATCAATGGCTGGTGGCCGGCGCGCTCAATGCCGGTGGCGGTGCGATCACCGATGGGCTCGGCCGGCCGCTGATCCTGGGCGGGGCTTGATGCCTGAGACGGGCTTGCCGCAGATTGCGCCGGCCGAGGCGATCGCGTTCTTTCGGCGCAAGGGCTTTGCCATCGCCTTCGACTGGCGGGATGTGTGGCAAGAGGAGAACGTGAAGGCGTTCACCGTGGCCAAGGCCATGTCAGTGTCGCTCCTGGAAGACATTCGCGCGGCCGTGGACAAGGCGCTGACCAATGGCGAGACGCTGGAGCAGTTCGCCAAGGACTTGCGCCCGCGCCTGGCGGCCCAAGGTTGGTGGGGCCGCAAGCGGATGGTTGATCCGCAGACGGGTGAGGAAGAGATCGTCCAGCTCGGCAGTCCGGCGCGGCTGCGCACGATCTACCAGACGAACCTGCGCACCGCGTACATGGCCGGCAGGTGGCAGCGCATCGAGCGCAGCGCGGCGATGTTCCCCTTCATCCGCTACGTCTCTGTCATGGATGGGCGGGAGCGGCCGCAGCACCACGCCTGGCACGGCACCATCCTGCCGGTAGGCCACCCGTGGTGGGACACGCATTTTCCGCCCTGCGGCTGGGGCTGTCGCTGCGATGGCCAGCCGGTAAACCAGCGCCTGATCGATCGGCGCGGCTGGTCGGTGGGAGAGCCGCAGGCCTTCCCGTCTCGCGATTACGTCAACGGGCGCACGGGCGAAATCACGCGCCTGGAACGCGGCATCGATCCAGGCTGGGCTTACAACGTGGGCAAGGCCCCGCTCGATGGCCTGGCGCCAGGGCTACGCGTGACCGGCATCGAGGGCGACGGCGCGGCGCTCAATTCCGCGTTCTCAGACGGCGATTTCAAGGCCGTGAGAGCCTTCTTTGCGCCCTTCGATCTGGCGACCAGGGCAGCAGCTCTGAAAGGCGTGGTTTGGAAGGATGCGGCGGGCTGGCCGATGGTGATTTCGCTCGGCCTGCTGCGCGATGCCAATGGCCAGGTCATGCAGTTGCCGCTGCGCCTGGCGCGCACGATCGGCACGGCCGCGCGGGTGCTGCGCAAGCCTGATCGCATCGGCCTGGTGTGGGTACGTGGGCAGGATGGCCGTCTGATGCTGGTGCGCCGCTACAGCTCGGCCGAGGGCGTGGTGGACGTGGGCGGTAGCTTCTGGCGCTGGGCAGTCGGCGCCCAGCCACGATTGCCGCGCGGCCGCCTAGTCTGGACGTCCGAGGATGGCGCGATCAACGCCTATGACCCGCACCAGCCGCGCTTTGGCAAGGGCAGCCGGGACGGTGGCCGCTTTCGATCGACGGGCCGTGGCGCGGCGCTCAGCTCGTTGAAGGCAGGCGGCACTGTCCCGTTCAAGGCGGCGATGCTGGGCGCCGTGTCGCCGGCAGCGGCGCAGCGTGCGAAAGCGCAGGGTGTGGACATCGAGGGCAAGATGGTTCGCCTGGAGCACAGCCACGGCAAGCACATCTTGGAGCGCCATGGGCCTGGCAAGGAAACGCACAAGGGGCAGCGGCCCGTGCGGCCGGAAGACATTGTGAATGCGCACCAGGTGATCAACCAGGCGCATTCGTTCAAGCTGTCGGACCGGAAGGGCCGGCGCGGTGCGCCTGTTTATGAAATCACGGCCCATATCGGCGGGGAGACGCACCACGTCTTTGCCGAAGAGGCCGGCAAGCGAAATCTGGCGGTGGTCACGATGTATGTGATGAAGTGAACCTGCGAGCCTACATGCCAAAGCCCAAGGCTGAACGTCCGAAACGTGGGCAGGTGTGAAGCTGGTATAGCGATTTAGCGGCCAGTTCGCAACGCGCTTGAAAATCGCCTCCAGCCTGCCCTAAGTGGGCTGGCTGCGATGCCGCATATCTTGCTGACTCGGGTCGTTTAATCCGACCTCTCCAGCGCAGCTAAATCCGGGGCATGACGACCCCGGCCCCCATCACTCAGCAGAACGATCTTGGCGCGCTTGCCGCGATGCAGGAAGTCGTGGGCAGCGATGGCGCGGTCAAGCGCGAGTTTCTGGCGCTGCCGTATGGCAATCCCTTCTATGGCCGTGACGGTCGCGGGCCTTGGGTTCTGCGCGACCAGGCCCATGCCGAGGCCGTGCTGGCCGCCACGCGCCAGGTGCTGGGCGGCACCGACATGATGGTCGATTACGATCACCAGTCGGTGCTGGCGGCGACGGCTGGCGTTGGTGGGCGCGCCGAGGCGGCCGGTTGGGTTTCCGACCTGCGCATTGGCGATGAGGGCATCTATGCCAGCGTCGATTGGACGCCCGACGCCGAGGCGGCGCTGGTCAAGCGCAAGTATCGCTATGTCAGCCCCTATTTCCGTCATCTGCCGAACACCGGCGAAGTGACGCGCCTGGTCAACATCGGGCTGACCAACACCCCCAATCTCGATCTTCCCGCGCTCGCCCATGTCCAGGGCGGCGCATCGCATGGAGCAAATCAAGACATGGCCATGATTTCCCTGGCGTCGCTTTGTGCGGCGCTGGCCCTGGCTGATGGCGCGGGCGAACCTCAGGTGTTCGCCGCGATCCAGCAGCTCAAGGCCGAACGCGATGCCGGACAGGCCGCGCTGAACGCCACCCGCACTGCGCTGGGCCTAGGCGCCGATGCCGGCACCGAAGCCGTGCTGGCTGCTGTGGCCAACAAGGCGAACCCTGATCCCGCGCAGTTCGTACCCAAGGCCGGTTTCGATGCCGTGCAGGCCGAACTGCGCGCGCTCCAGGAAGAGCGTGTGCTGGCGTCGGTGGATGATGCCGTGGCGTCCGGCCGCGTGCCGCCCAGCATGAAGGGATGGGCTCTCGACCTCGGCCGCAAGGACGTGGCGGCGCTCAATGCCTATCTCGCGGCGGCCGTGCCGTTCCAGGGCGGGCCTGCCGTCCAGGGCGAGCCGGGTGGCGACAAAACCAAGCTCACCGAAGAGGAAACGGCCATCTGCGCGATGATGGGCATTTCGGAAGCTGAATTCATCAAGTCGCGCGACCAGGGGAACATCTGATGACGGCTTTGACCGAAGCCCGGCTCACCAAGCGCCGAGACGGTGACGTCTTCAATCGGGCCGTCGCCGGCACGAAGAAGATCTTCGAAGGTGCACTCGTGTGTCTGAATGCCACCGGCTACGCCACGCCTGGTGCCACTGCCACCACTCTGGTGGCCGATGGCGTCGCGCTGGCGACGGTGGACAACACCGCTGGCGCGGATGGCGATCTGAACGTCGAAGTCCGCAAGGGCACGTTCCGCTTCGCCAATAGCGCGAGCACCGATGCCATCACGCGGGCCGAGATCGGCGACCCCTGTTACGTGGTCGATGATCAGACCGTTGCCAAGACTAATGGAACCAACACGCGCAGCGTCGCCGGCACCGTCACCGATGTCGATGCGCAGGGCGTGTGGGTCAAGATCGCCTGATCCAGGGCAGGAGCAAACCAACATGAAGATCACTCCCGCAGCCCTGCAAACGCTGGGCATCTCCTTCAATGCCGCTTTCCAGGCCGGCGTGGGCCTTGTGGCCGATACCGACATCAGTTCGATCGCCATGGAAGTGCCCAGCACTACCAGCTCGGAAGAATATGGTTGGTTGGGCGAGCTTCCCGACATGCGCGAATGGGTGGGCGATCGCGTCGTGAACCAGCTCGAAGGTCACAGCTATGTGATCAAGAACAAGGACTGGGAACAGACGGTCGCTGTCAAGCGCAACGACATCCTGGACGACAAGCTCGGCTTCTATGCGACACGCTTTCGTGCCATGGGCCGCGCGACCGCCGCGCATCCGCCGAAGAAGGCCTGGGGACTGCTCAAGGCCGGTTTCACCACGAAGTGCTATGATGGGCAATATTTCTTCGACACGGACCATCCCGTGCTCGATGCCAACGGCGATCCACAGCCGGTGGCCAACTTCGTAGATGGAGCCGGCCCGGCCTGGTATCTGGTCGATAGTGCGCACGAAGTCATGCCGGTCATTTTTCAGAACCGCCAGGCAGCCAATTTCATCGCCAAGGACAGCCCGACCGACGACAACGTGTTTCGCCGCAAGGAATTCCTCTACGGCGTGGATGCCCGGTACGACTTCGGTTTCGGCCTGTGGCAACTCTGCTTCGCTTCGAAGGCAGACCTCACTCCCGACAATTTCGGCACGCTGTTCGGCATGATGGAAGGGCAACTGGGCGATCATGGCCGGCCGCTGGGCACCACGCCCAAGCTGCTGGTAGCGCCGCCCGCGCTGCGCAAGAAGGCTCTCCAGATCGTCAACGCCGATCGCGACGCTGACGGCGCCACCAACGTGTGGCAGGGCACTGTGGGTCTGAAGGTCTCGCCGTGGCTGGCCTGAGCGGGCGCGCGATCCGCGTTACTGCCCGGAGCCATCCATTCCGGCGTGCGGGCTTCTTGTTCACCACCGAAGCAAAGGAAATCGCGGTCGAGGAGCTGGGCAGCGAACCGCTCGATGTTCTTCGCCGCGTGATCCTGATCGGCCAAGAACCTGAGCTGATCGTGCATCTGATCGACGCCTATGGCGAGCAGGTGCTGCTTGGCTCAGCGGAAATCGCCGACATGCGGTTCAGGCTGGAGGAGCTTGAAGAGCAGCGGGCTCGCGACGCGATCGATCTGCTTATCGAGGCCATGACCAAGCCGGGCGCGATCTTCCGGGTTCGCGTTTGGCCGACCGCTGAAAATTTCCCGCTGAGAGCCGAAGCGCTCGGGCTGCTCCCGTCCCATCTGGATGGGCTGCTCGATCTCGCCAAGCATCCGGGGATTGAGGTCACATTCATCGACGGAACCGAGAGCGGGCGCGTCCTGGATACTGAAACGGTCGCGGCCATCTGGGCCGCGATCCCTGAATCGCAGTCCCCCGGTGGGGCGGATGCGGAAACGGATGGCGCGGCCGCCCTGTCCGGAGATGCGGAGGCCTCGGGCGGCGGTGCCAACAGCGAACCAGCATCGTCGATCACAACCCCCGCCGGGGCGGACAGCGGGCCGGCACCGCTGACCGAGCAGGCCCGCCAGCAGGCGGACGACGATGCAGCCGATCGGAAGGCATCGACGGCCGAAGGGCAAGAACCGGGGGAGACTGTTGACCCCCCGGTTGCCGGAACGAGAAAGCGCAACCGTTCCTGACGGCGGCGCCAGGCGGGCGGCAGCACCATCCACGCGGGTCGCCGCCCGCCGACCCTCTTGCATCGCCTGAAAGGACGCCCAGCCCGTGGCCCGTTTTGCCTCCCTTGCTGACATGCAGGCCCGCTTTGAAGAGCGCGACCTGGTGCAGCTGACCGACGAGGCCGGCACGGGCGCGATCGATGCCGATCGGGTGGAAAAGGCACTCGTCTCGGCCGACCAGCTGATCATCGGGTACATCGCGGCGCGCTACAAGGTGGTGAGCCAGTTCGAGGGGCACGAGCTGCTGCGCGATATCGCATGCGACTATGCCTTTTCGCTGTTGTGGCGGTCTGATCTGCCGGACTGGGCGCAGAGCCGCCGCAAGGATGCCCTCGCGCGCCTGGGCGACATCGCCAAGGGCGTGATCAAGCTGGACGAAGGCGAAGAGCAGGCCGAAGCGCGGCCGGGCGCGATCCTGATCGACGGGCCGCCGCGCCGCTTCAGCCGCCAGAGCCTGGACGGCTACTGACATGGTCGCGCAGTTCAACGTCACCACGCAAGGCGGGCTCGAAATCGAGCGCGGGCTGGCTCGCCTCCTCGTGGCGTTCGGCGACCTGACGCCGCTGATGGAAGGCATCGGCCTCCACCTGGAAGGCTCCACCATCGAGCGCTTCGAAACCGAAACCGCACCCGATGGCACACCATGGAAGCCCAGCAAACGCGCGCTGCTCGATGGCGGCAAGACGCTATCCGCCAGCACGCAGCTGCGCAGCTCGATCACTCACGAAGCCGGTTCCGATCAGGTCGCTGTGGGCAGCAACAAGATTTACGCCGGCGTTCACAATGACGGCGCGATCATCCGTGCCAAGACGGCCAAGGGCATGGTGTTTCAACTGCCGGGCGGCCTCGGTTTTCGCCGTGTCATGCAGGTCGAATTGCCGGCCCGCACCTTCATCGGTCTTTCGGGCGAAGACGAAACCGAAATCGTTGCGCTGACCGAGGATTACGCGCGCGACGCGATGGGCGGTGCGGCATGATCGGGACCGTCGAAAATGCGGTGCTGGATGTGCTGCGCGATGCTGGCGACGCGAACGTGCTCGGCTATGAATTCCGCACCCTGGAAAGCTATCCCGACGATTTCGACCAGTACCTGGGCGAGCAGAAGGGCCAACTGCGCATGCCGGCCGCCTGGTGCGTGTTCCTGGCGCTGGGGCCGTGCGACGACATCGAGGGCGGCGATCTGCAAGGCGAGGCCCGCTTTGTCCTGGTGGTGGCGGCACAGAACCTGCGCAATGAAACCGCCACGCGCCACGGCGGCGTGGGTGCGGCCGAGCCGGGCAGCTATCAGCTTGCCATTGATGCCATTCGGCTGCTGTCCGACAACGATCTGGGTCTGCCGCTGGTCCACCGGGTTTCGATCACCGGCGCCCGCCTGGTCGCGCGCACGGCAGCCATGGTCAAGCAGGGCATGTCGCTGATGGCGATCGAGCTGCGCTGCACGATCCCGCTCGACAAATTCATGACAGGGGACATCGGCGATTTCGCGCGGATGCATGTCGATTGGGACATTCCGCCTCATGGCAACGTGGTGCCGCCGCTACCTGCCGCCGAAGCTGACGCGCGCGACGACATCGAGGTGCCGCAATGAGCCATCTGCATCTGCGGCCGGCGCCTGGCGCGCGCGTGCGCAAGCCTGATGGCAAGCTGTTGGCCGACCAGGGCGAGCATGTGCCCGCCACCCCCTATTTTTCGCGGCTCTTGGCCGCCGGTGATCTTGAGCCGGTGCCCGCCCAGATGCCGACCCGCAAGACCACGAGGGCGAAAGCATGACGATCAGTTTCAACACCATCCCGATGAACCCCCGTGTTCCGGGGCAGATGATCGAGTTCGACAGCAGTCGCGCGGTGTCGGGTCTGCCGTCGATCGACAATCGCGTGCTGCTTGTGGGCCAGCGCCTGGCTGCCGGCGGTGCAGCCGCGCTGGAATTCAAGGCCATCACCGAAGCAGCGGATGCCATTGCCGCGTTCGGCCGTGGCTCGATGCTGGCGCGCATGGCGGCGGCCTTCCGCAAGATCGATGGCAACAGCCGCCTCTATGCGATCGCGCTGGATGACAACGCCGGCGGCGCGGCGGCGACCGGCACCATCACGGTGACCGGGCCGGCCACGGCAGCGGGCACGATTGCGCTTATGGTTGCCGGGGTTGCTGTGCCGGTGGGCGTGGTCAACGCCGCTGCGGCCGCCACGGTGGCGGCGGCGATCGCGGCCGCCATCAACGCCAAGCCCGATCTGCCGGTGACGGCGGCCGCCGCTGCGGCGGTGGTTACTGTCACCAGCCGCCACAAGGGCACCTGTGGCAATGCCATCGACATCCGGCACAGCCACAACGATGGCGAAGCGCTGCCGGCCGGCATCGGCCTGGCCATCGTGGCCATGGCGGGTGGCGCCACCGATCCCGACATCGACACTATCTGGCCGGTGATCGGGGACAACGCCTATCGCACGCTGATCGTGGGCAACGTGGACGCCACCGTCGTCGGCAAGCTCAAGATCGAGCTGGACGATCGGTGGGGCGCCATCCGCATGCTGGAAACCGTGGCCTATGGCGCCAAGGCCGGCACGCAGGGGACGCTGAGCGCATTCGGTGCGGCGCAGAATGCCGTGCTCTGTTCTGTCCTGGGCACGGGCAAGAGCCCGACCTGGGCGCCGGATGCGGCGGCGATGTATGGCGCGGTCTGCGGCTATTACACCGCGATCGACCCGGCCCGGCCGGTGCAGACCCTGACGCTGACGGGCATGGTGGCGCCCAAGGATGCCGACAAATTCACCCGCACGCAGCGGGAGGCGCTGCTCCAGGACGGCATTTCGACCTTCACGGCCGACGATGATGGCACCTGCCGCATCGAGCGCGCGATCACGATGTATCAGACCAACGCGCAGGGCATCGACGATACCGCCTATCTGAACCTGGAAACGGTGACGACGGTCTCGTACCTGCGCGCCTCGCTGCGCAGCCGGAT